CCAATGCCACCCCCAGTTGCTTAAAACCCATATTCGCCATCCCGACATATCGCTCGACATCCAGATCGGCGGGGAACTCTTCGGGCAGGTCAAGGCATGGCCTTGNCCCGNCGCTCTGCGAGACCTTGTTGCTGTTCTTGGCATACTCAATCCGCTCGTCCGGCCCAACTTCGGTGCTGTAATAAAACCTCACCGCCTTTCCGAGATGCTGATCGCGCCACACCGCGCCGCCCGTCACCTTACGCACCATGACGAACTTGTTAATATCTTTACAGGTGCGGATGACATCCTTGTAATTTGCAGTCCCAGCGAGATGCGCCGCCACCGCGTCGGACACGATCTCAAACTGCGGGTTCTTCATCAACCCCGCCTGTGCAAACGCCCCTTTGCGCTTTGTTGAGCCGTCAGGCTTCACGGCAATGTAGTTGTTCACATCGCGGCTGTGCAGGCTGCGGTAGTCGCTGCGCTCTAACTCAAACGATGTGTCCAGTTCCCAGTCAAACATGACATTGGATACTTCGTCATCCAGCCCCTTGGGAAACAGCGCCACAATGCCATCGGTGTTGGCGCTGACAACACTGACACCAATAGCCTCAAGCCGCTCAATCAGCATGAGCAAAGCGAACTGGCCCGTCAGCGTGGTCTGGATCAAGAGGTTCGGGGCGTAGAGCGCACTATACTTGCTCCCCAGCTTGCCAAACGACCCGTTGACGACAATCTTCAGCGTGCCTGCTGTCACCTTGTCGCCAGCGCGCTTGGCCGTGATGCGGCGGTCAACGATGCTCTGATAGACGTGCGTAAACACATCGCCCATGTTTTCCGGCACGATGCCCTGCTGCAAGATGATGTTGGGGTAATACGACGCCACGTCAAAGTCGGCCAGCATGTAACCCGACCCGGCGTAGACGCTCTGGCCCTTCTCGCAGGAATGCAGACCCCCCACACCCATCTGATACTCACTCTCACCGATCTTGATGCGCGTCTCTTTGAGCCAGTCAGGCATCTTGATCGAGCCGTTACCCTTTACCTGAAAGCGCTCATCCACGACGCGCGCGAGGATGTCGTTGATCTCTTCCGACTCAAAAGACACGATTTTGGGGTCAACGTAGCGGAACGTCTGGTCATCGTCGTATTTCGTCGGGCGCAATCGCTTGTCCGTCACACCCTCAACTTCTGACCGCAGCACCGTCTCGGCAATCTGCGCATCGCTTTTGGACCGCAAGTCTACGCCATGCTCTTCCCCCATCTCTTTGCGCAGCGCGATCTGACTCTCCACCGCGCAATACAGCGCGTCGGTGACACGCAAGTCGTTTGCACAATACCTGCGGAGCAGTTCCCGCTCGCCGGGTGAGATGCTGGCACTAGGCTCAATGGGAAGGTCTTGCAGCTTCGGGTATCCCAGCCGCCCCGCGTAAACCTTCAAGCTGGCCCGACCCGGCACCACGTCAATGATGTCGATATGGTCCCACTGCTGGGGTATGTTTATTTTTTCTTCATTACACACCATCCACGACGGCTTGCCGCTGGTGATGATCTTATCACTGAGCGCCTTGAGTTCGCCGCAGTCGCGGTTCTCTAACGCCGCCGCGATCATCGGCAGGTCATAATGATTTCCGTTAAAGCTGATCGTCAGGTGGCTGCGCATCAGGTTCGCTGCCTTCGCGACGTTCAGCGGCTTTCCGTCATACATCTCAAAAGACGCGACCTTGCCGTTTTTGCGATCAAGAAAGCAGATCAGGAAATAGTCTTTGTAACATTCAACGTCGAGTATCAGTGCCATGAGGGGTAGCCTCCATATGCGGCGGGAAAAGGTGGTGGGGCGACCGAAGCCGCCCCGACCGATCTTTACATAAAGTCGTCGTCATCCACGTCATCGAAGGCGTCAAAGTCATCAACGCTGGCCGAGACACCATCGGCGAAGGGTTCGCCGTCCTTCACGAACTGCACACCGAGCAGGTTCGCGTTGATGCGCTTCCCATACTGATTGTTTTGCGCCCACAGTTCGATGATGGCGTTGACGTAGCAGCCCGCATAGATTTTGCCATCCTCTTCGGTCAGTGGCGAGCGGTCGCGCCCCAAAACCAGCGGACGCCTAGCCGATGACGCCTTGATCGACATGTTGCCAGCGTATCCCGCGTAGTCGATGTCGTCGCCGTCTTTGAGACAAACCTTGTCAGCCTTCAGCTTGATGCCCTTCAGCTTTTCCTTCAGCAGCGCGTCGATCTTGCCTTCGATCCCCGCGATCTGGTCAGCCTGATCCTCTTTGTCCATCAGGAAGGTGGCCTCAAACTTCGTTTCCTCGCCGGAAAACGTCGCCTTACGGAACACCGAGGGGAACGAAATGCGGACGTTTTTGAGTGTTATTTTTGACATTTTATTAACCTTTCAGTTTTCTGTGCAGCACCACGCTGCGGTTATTCGGTGAGATCACCGAAATCCGTTTCCGACACGCCGATGGCGGGTCGCTTATCACTCTCTGGGGCCAGCGTGGGTGCGCCTTGCGGCTTAACGATCAGGTCTCTGATCTCCACAGCCCGCGTCTTGCCCAGCGCCTTCTCGGCCTGCGCAGGCGAGATGATCTTGGGCTTGGTAAAAGCCTTGTCGTTCAGCATGGCGATCAGTTTAGCCTCAGCCTCGCGCTCGTCGGCCCACTTGCGGTTGCTGCGCCCCTCAACCAGCTTGTAGCCGGGGAACTCGTCGCCGTCGTCAAGGCTATCCCGCACCAACTTCTCAATCGCACCCAACCACCCTTCAATCAGGGGCTTGGCGTCCAGCGCAACGCGCATCTGCTGTTCGGTTAGCGTGTTGGCCTTCGGCATGTTGTCGAGGTCATCGAACCTAGTCAGCAGCGCCTCTTCGGTGTGCTTTAACAGCGCCTCGCAGGTCGCTTTGGCTTTACAGAAGCGGCATTGCTTCTCGCCCGGTAGACGCGGTGCGTCGGGTTCTAGCGTGGCTTCGGCGCGCTGCTTGGCTAACTCGGCCCACTTGAGCAGGGCGCGGGTGTTGATCTTCCACTCGCTGATGTGGTCAAGCCGGGGCTGCACGATGCTGATGACCACATCCTCAATGTCAGTGACCATTGAATACATCGCGTAGGCACCCAGCGCGTAGAGCATGCCTTGGGGGTTCTCTTCCGCATCCACCCGCACACCCATGCCATACTTCAGGTCAATGACGTGCAGCGTCTGGCCTCGCAGAACAATGGCGTCGGCTGTGCCAAAGCCACCCGGCACCCAATCGCTATAGTCTACGCGCTGTTCAACGGCGAAGTCGTCACAGTAGTCGGCCCACTGCTTGACGTAATCAACATAGACGCGAACAAACTCGGCCATTTCGCTGTTCGGGTAGGTGTCGAGAACACCGCAATCACCCAGTGCCTTCTCGCCCAGATCGTGCGCCTCAGTGCCTTCCAGCGCAAAGGGGCTACTCTGATCGGGTAGGCCATCTTCGGCAGCGACGCTACCGGGACAGGCCATCCAGCGGTGCGCGTTGGACGCGCCCAGTTTGGCGTGTGCAATATCACCCATCATTTTTCTCCAGCGTGTTGAGCCAAGACAGAAAATCTTGGGCCTGTTCCGCCGTCAGGTCGTGCACATTCTTTACCCCGTACCGATACAACTTTTTGCGCATCGTCTCTTTGTGGCCAGCCCGTGACATTCTCAGCGCCAAGGGCTTTATGTCTTCGGTGGGTATGTCGTCTGCTTGCGGCTTGGCCGCTGCGGGGGTTGCGGCAGGCGCGGGCACGGCTGCACCAGACTGCGCTTTAAGCGCTGCTGTCAGCTTCTCAATCTCCTTGCGGAGTTCGTCGGTCGCCTCAGCGAGGTCTTTGATGACTTCTTCAAGCATTTTATGTTTTCCATTTTGTGTTGCAGTGGACGTGACCCTAGTCTACGTTTCAGCACGATGCAACACAAAGGTGAACAAAAATGCTACGCTCTAGCCAACTCGCGAAAAAACTAGGTCTTTCCAAGCAGAAGGTTGTGCAGCTTGCCAACGCTGGCGAAATCCCATCTCTCCGTCTGCCGGGGGGCCATTACCGCTTCGACTTCAACGAAGTGGTGGAGGCGCTGCGGACGGGTGAGGTGCGTGATGATGATGAGCGTTAAGTTCACATACTGTAAGAACTTCGCCAGCGCAGAAACCCGCGAGATGCGCTGGGACAAGTTCTGCCACCAGATCACGCACTCGGTGGCCTACGGCACCAAGGAAGAGAGCATCAGGCGTTCCGCTATCGTCGGTGGGCTGCGCGCCGATGAGACTGCTGGCCGTGCCGAGAACATCGCGGCCCGCACCATCGCCACGCTGGATTATGACGACTTCCCCGCAGGCACGACGCTCGACGACATCGAACTCGCCTTGTCGCTCAACTTGCACTGCTCGTTCAGCGTCTACACGACGTTCCGCCACACCCCCGACGCCCCTCGCGTCCGCGTCATGGTCCCCCTGTCTCGGTCAGTCACCCCCGAAGAATACCCGGCTGTCGTTGACGAGATCACTCAGACCATCGGCCTCGACGGCCTCGACGAGTGTTCTTACAAGGTCAACCAGATCATGTTCCTCGCGTCACACCGCGACGGCATTGAGCCGTGGTCTATGGTCCAAGACGGCGACCCGTGGCAAGTCCCGGACGAAATTTCGCCACAGCAGCGCGGGGGCATTGTAAAGACTGCCGACGCCTTCGCCGATCAGGCCGACGAATTTTCGTTGGCGATCCTCTCCCAGCCGCTCGACATCACCCCCGATCAAGTAGACGCGATCCTCGCAAACTACCCGGCAGAGGCTCTGGACTACGAGCAGTGGTTCCGCGTCGGCATGGCGCTGTCCCACCAGTTCGAGGGGTCGGACGAGGGCTTTGAGCGCTGGGATCGTTGGTCTGCGCTTGACACCGAGCGCTACAACCGTCGCGAGATGAAAACCAAGTGGCGCAGCTTCCGCAGGCGCGATGGCTCTTTAATGACGCAAGCACCAGTTACGATGGCGTCCGTCATTAAGGCAGCAGGCGGTCTCACGTCAAGCAGTGAGGTTTCGCCCGACAGCCCCGTCGCCCTGTCGCTCGAAGATGAGGCCACCGAGGTCAACGACCGCGCGTCCTACGCCGCTTTCAAGAAGCGCGTCCAAGCGCTTAACGAGGTGCAGCTATCCCCCGACATCCGCAGCCTGCTCGCCAAGACCGTTCACGAGGTCTACGCCAAAGACGCTGGCATGGGCCTGCGCGAGGTCAAGGCGTCGTTCAAGCCCCTGAAGCGCCGGGGTCGGGCTGGTGGGGATGATGCCGATGACAGCGCGCAGGAGATGCCCCCGTGGCTTGAGGGGTGGGTTTACGGTGAGGCCGATTGTGTTTTCATCAACACAAAAATGTCCGACTACGCGATCAGGCGCGAGGCTTTTCGGGCCAAGTTTGATCGGATACCCGATGTCGTCGCAGCCGAGACGGACGCCGCCACCTATGCGTTGCAGATGGTCCAAATACCCACCGTCCTGCGCGGTTTATACTGGCCCGGCCAGCCCTCCATGTTCAGCGGTGACGATGGGAAGGATTACGTCAACCTTTACCACCCCAGCGGAACCAAGCCCTGCGCCTCGCTGGATCAGGACGATGACGGTCAGGCTGTGGTTGATCTCTTCGTCCAGCACGTCCGCAACACCATCGTAGATCGGCGCGAAGGCGATCTGCTCATGGATTTTCTCGCCTACGTCTACGCCAACCCCGGCAAGCGTGTGCGCTGGGGCATGTTGCTCTGGGGTATCGAAGGTAACGGCAAGACCTACTTCTACCACGTCATGCAGAACCTGCTGGGCCGCAACGCGACGGTCATCAACACCAGCATGGTCGAGCGACCGTTCAACGATTGGGCGGTTGGATCAAGGCTTATCGGCATTGAGGAAATAAGGATCAGCGGCACAAACAAGTGGCGCGTCTTGGACCAACTCAAGCCGATGATCTCCAACGACACCATCGCCGTCGAGCCGAAGGGGGCAGCGCGATACCACGCGCCTAACTTTGCAAGCTACCTTATGACAACCAACCACCAAGACGCCGTGCCGATCAGCGATAATGACAGACGTTACTGTGTTATCTTCACCCGTCATTACGAGCAGTCAGACCTGTTCGAGCAGCACGGTGGGCGCGAAGAAACAGGGCGATACTTTGATCGCCTGTTTTCGGAAAGCAATCGGCGGGTAGACGCCATCGGGCGCTTTCTCTTGGATAGGGCCAAGTCGCTGTCGGCAGACTTCGATCCGCACGGGCGAGCACCCATCACCGCTGGCCTCAAAGAAATGCGCAGCGCGAATATCTCCGACGACCGTCAGGCCGTCGAGGAGGCGCTTGAGGAATACGCCTGCGAAATCATCAGCGACAAAGTGGTGGATGTCACGCACCTGAACAGTTGTGTGCTCATGGACGGTGGGTCGCTTCCCCAGAACAGGGTCATGGCAAACATCTTGCGGGACTTGGGGTATCGGCAGACGGCCAGAAAGCGGGTCAAGATTAAGGGCAAATTGCACCGGGTTTGGTTCCGTGGTGGAGGTGCCCAGTGCGACGGAGATGAGGCGGTTGAGGCGGTGAAGGCTTGGCACGATGGGGCGGGCGATTTTCATGACGTACCATTTTGACGGGGAAGTGCGGTGCTCAGTGGTGTTTTTGGCACTGAGCACCGCACTGAGCACCGCCACTGAGCACCTCGCTAACCCCTTTATTTTCTTTTCTTTTTCTTCTAAAAAGAGATAAAAAGTGCTCAGTGCTCAGTAAAATGGTAATCCACATGGGTCGAGTTGAGTATGTAAAATAAATACCAAAAATGAAGTTTACACACATCCGNCGTAAAGGAGTTGAAACTACTGAGCACCGAGCACCTGAGCACTTTGGGCGGTGTCAAACACTCACTGGAAGGAGGGCCGAGATGGTCATGTTTGAGGAAGGTAATGTGAGGTCGAAAACACTGGCCGAGGCCAGCGATCTCATCAATGGGGATCGGCAGGCTGAGTATGGCCCACCGCGACAGAACTTTGATCGCATCGCAGCGATGTGGTCAGCGTATCTGAACTACAAGGTCGATGGGCATGACGTGGCCGTGTGCATGGCCCTGCTGAAGATCGCGCGCATCACGTCAGGTGCGCCACGGCATGATACATATGTGGATGCGTCAGCTTACATGGCGCTGGCGAATGAACTGAAGGATTGAGGCAATGGGAAAGATTACACAGGCGCGGATTAAACAACTCAACGAGATTGGGGAGGATGTGATTTTCGAGCGGATACTGGCCGGGAACACGGTCAAGTCGCTGCTGGCCGGATGGGGCATGGGCTGGGGTACTTGGTATAAGTGGCTCGACAGCGAGGACGGGCGCAAAGACCGATACGATGAGGTATTGCGCAATGCGGGCCATGCCTACGCGCAACGGGCCGTGGAGACTGCGCAGAACGCGACCAACGAGAACGTCACCGTCGCAAGGCTACAGGTCGATACGGATAAGTGGATCGCCTCAAAGCTGAACAGCGCCTACGACGTGCGCCACAAGGAGACGACCGTCACCCTGCGGGTTGAAGACCTACACAGCCAAGCGGCGGCGCTGATTAGCCAAGAGGCCGAAAGATCGGTCATGGAGGCTGTGATCGACGCCGAGGCTGTCGAGGTTGATTCTGAGGGTGACGGGGCCGAAGAGGAGTGAAGGGGCTGTGGGTGGCCTCTCAGCGGCTGTGAGGGGCGAAATCGCACACACCGACGGCGTCGCGCCCGCGCGCGTGAGAAGTAGTGCGATATCGCACTACCTCTTCGCCGCAACGCAGCAAAACCCGTGCAAGAATGCAGGATAAGTGCAAGTTCGCGCCCCGCAAAAAGCTAAGTGTTTGAAAATAAACGATTCTACATTTAACATAATGCGTATTATTGGACAAACAGGCCGTTTTCGCATCGCTCAAGGCAATGCGCGATGCGCTATGTGCCAGCGCCTGCCCAAAAATGGCCCCCCTTGATCGCAGCGGGCCGGGTCATTGCTCAGGCACTATTCGCGCACACCCGACACCCCACCCCCCACCCCCACAAAAATTTTTTGCATACCCCCCACCCCCTTGGTGTGGTAAAAGCCCCGCATGGAGAGATCAGCTACAAGCGCAGCGGAAAATCCGTTCTTCGCAATGGCGAAGCGTTACGGCAATGACCCGGTGCTATTCGCCCGTGAGGTTTTGGGTGTTGACCCTGACCCGTGGCAGGATGAGTTCCTCAATATCGT